AAGAAGCGTTAATGACCTTGTTTACATATATTAACCGTTACGACGAAGAAAGAAATACAAGTGCATTCGCTTTTACCACTCAGCTTATTACTAATGCATTAAATCTATATCTTGGTGAAATGAATAAGCGTAACGAAACAGAAATTACGGGTCTTGATTTCTATGAAAACTTAAATACTATTGATGACCCTTATGGAGATGACAATTAATGTTAAATGCTAATACTGAACAACAAGACGGTAAAAAAATTGCTATAATATATTGTAGAGATACTTCCGGTTGTTCTCATGTCCGTTTAAGATATAATTCAGAATATATAAATGGACATGATTTTGGCGTTACTCCAGTATTATTACCTGTATATACATTTGACCCAAATTTACTAGCTAGGGCTAAGTCTATTGTCATTCAGCGTCCTATGACGTCTGTTGATGTAGACTTGATTAAGCGATATAAGGAATTACAACCGAGATATGGTTATAAACTTGTTGGTGAATTTGACGACCTTTGCTTTATGACTGGCGAAGTATCTGATGAACATAATGATTCAGTTCCATCTTATAACCCATCACATGAAAGCATTTTTAATAACAGGGAAGTAATTCTCAAAATTATGAGTATTACATTGCCGATGTTGGATTTGATTGTCGTTTCTACTCCATATCTTAAAAAGATGGTAGAAAAAGTTTTCAATCATCCTAATGTAATGGTTATTAAAAATGTTGTTCCTAGATACTTGTGGAATTTTGAACGTAAGAAAAATATCAAATCAGATATTATAAAGCCAAGAGTAATATATTCTGGAAGTCCTACACATTATAAGCAACCTATTCCAAAGCTTAAACCTGGTCAACATCCTAATTTCCCGAAAGGCCATCCTGGCCAGCCTGGTGATAAGGGTGACTGGAATACAGCACTTTGTGATTGGGTAATTAAAAATGTCAAAGACGATAAGATTGATTTCTATGTAATGGGTGCATTACCATTCTTTTGGGAAGAAATTAAAGAAAAGATTCAGTTTGTTCCATGGGCAGATTCTCATACATTCCCAAGAAAATTCATGGAAATTCATTCTGATTTCAGTATAGCTTCTATTGTAAGTAATCCATTCAATAAAGCTAAATCTTCTTTAAGATTTACTGAAGCCTGTGCAACAGGAAATGTATTTATTGGTAATGTATTTGCAGATTCTGATGACAGTCCTTATAGAGAAATTCATAAAGATTGTAAATTTACTGATAAATCGTCAGTTGATGAAATTGATGAGATGTTCTGGAAGCTTTGTAAAAAAGACAAATACAATGAAGTATTAAATTGGCAGTATAACTACATTAATAGTTCAGGGTGTTGGCTAGAATCATCACAGCATATAAATGAGATGATGCTAATGTTTGACAATAAAGAACAAGATATTATTTAAAATGAAATTCGGAACTTAGTTTCCGAATTTTTTAATAAAAACAGAATATTTATTTTGCCTTAGCATGTAAATAAAAAATTACTATATTTTATACAAACATTTAATATAAGAGGAAAATATCATGAGAGCAATTCTTACAAATGGTAGACAGTTTATTATTAAGGTAGGTTATCTTACTGATTATAAGTATAAGAAGGAATATGACCAGTATGGTCGTGAAATTTGCATACGTTGGAAAGAATATTCTACACTCGTAACAATTACTGAATTCTTCCCACAGGAAACTATGGAAAAGATTGTAATTGTTGGTAAGTCTCATTGTAATTATCAGGACAAGTTTGACAAGAGAGTTGGTAAAGGCCTTTCTTATTACCGTGCACTTGAAAAGATGCAATGCCTTAATATCATCAATCAGGAAGAAGCAAAAGAACTTGCTGCATTCCAGTTGAATAGTGCAATTTATACAGCTACGAAAGGAGATAAGTAATGAATACAATTAGATTTGATAGTTCATTTACAAGCTTTAAGCTCGTTAGAAAAGGTGAAGATATGTTCTGGATTCTTCAGGCAAAGATTGTCGAAGATACAAGCATTAGAACGTTTCCTAAGCAATTCCATGGTGATGTAGATTTTAATGGTGCATTTGACCAGTCTGCAGCTCAAGATGCTTGGGAAAAGCTTATTATTCCGCTTGGTGAATATTCTTTGGAATATAAGATGACATTCAGTGATTTAGTATTTGATGTCAAGCTTAATAACCTTACAGCAGTTAGAAAGGAACTGAAGGAAGGTGGTTGGACTACTGAATATACGCTTGATTTTATTTGCGACCCAGAAAAGGATATGATTAAGAATATTGCTTGGTATGTAAAGCATAAGGAAGAAGACCCAGATACTGGTAAGAAAGTTCTTATGACTTACAACACAATTCTTGAACCTCCGACACCTGAAGCAACTTAAAAAGTTGATTATAAATAAAATCGGTTAATACCGATTTTATTTTTTAAAGGAACTTTAATGTTTGATTCGCAAAAATTAGCATTTAATAAATTTATAAATGGTTATAAACATGGCATTTATGTTTTTACTGATGATGCATGCCATGTATGTCAAGATTATAAAGAATCTATATCATATATTAATAATGCGTATCTTTATTTTGTGGAAGTAAATGTTCAATCACAGAAAGACCAATTATCTCAATTACTTGATCGTTCTATCTTTCCATTAACAGCTTGTTATAAAGATAATAAATTAAAATATGTTCGTCCTGGACAATTATTTGATACACAGCTTGAAGAAATTTTTGCTGATTTGAAAATATTTGGTGATAATCCATTAACTGATGAAGAAATCGAACGTAGAATAGAAAGAGAAAAGACAAAATGTATTTTATCTTATTACATTTTTAGTCCAACTATTTCTGAAGAAGATAAGCAAAAGGTAATGGAAAAAGCTATACAGTATAATGAATTACCTATTGATGTAGATAAATTGATTCCAACTCTTTCTATTGATGAAAGAATTCATTTACTTGAAGGCCAAATGGATGTAGCAAAATTAATTATTATTAAAGACGGTAAAACAAACGTTTATAGTAATTTTGCACAAAGATTAACCATTTCATATACTGCTACAAATGGCAATAATACTAAATTTGAAATCAGAAACCTTGATACTATTTTAAATGGAAACGTAGATGCTTGAATTTATACCAGTTAGTAAATGTGAAGAAGAAATAGATGTAGATACCGACAAGGTTAAATTTCTTGATAATACAGTTGGTAACTCTATTGCTAAGAAATATAATTATGCTATTGAAAATTACGTTTTAAAAAGTGATGATAATATAATCTGTTTTAGACATAAAGACTGTTATATTAAAACACCACTTGATGTATGTAATTATAAACTGACAAAACTTTTTGAAGAAGGTGATGTTGGTATTGCTGGTGTAATTGGAACTATTGCTTTAGATGATAATTGCACTTGGTGGAATGGCGTTCCTCGTGCTGGCGGTAGGTCAAATTATGGTTCTGGTTTTATTATTCAAGGTGATATAGATAATCATCTTAGATTAGTAGAATATCCAATGAGAGAACATTACGGTGTTCATGATTATCTTGCAACAGTAGATGGTTGCTGTATGTTCTTCCCGAAATGGATATTTGAAGAAGGTTTACGTTTCGATGAATCTTTACAAGATTATCATTTCTATGATACTGATATTTCTTTACAAGTATTGGAACGTGGTTATAAGGTTTCTACAATAGATATTGAAGTTCGTCATTATAGTAAAGGTCAACCACCAAAGAATTTTGATATGCTTAAAAAGCCATTCTTTGAAAAATGGAATAAGAAAGTTCATGGTGAATGGCCAATTTCTAGGCTAAGTACATTTTATAAGGATTAATTATGAATAGAATGATTAAAAGTTTTTTAGAAAATTCTTCTTATACCATGTTAAATTCTTGTGAAAATTACTATATTTTTAAGGATTTAAAATCAGGAAAAGAAGTTAAGGTAACTCCTATTACTGATGATAAGATAACCTTAGAATTTAAAGAACATTTCGAATGAGTGAAAAGAAGAGAAATCCGTTATTTGATATTTTAAATATCATTTGCACTAAAGAATATACTTGGGAAACTTTACCAGAAGAATATAAACTTGCATATTCTCAGTTTATGATAAATAGATTTCTTTCAAGTTATGATTATTTAATGCCATTACTTGATGAAGTTACTACAAAGCATTTAACTGATGAACAGCATTTTACTCTTTTATATACTTGGGTAAAGCATACCAAACATTATTTTAATTATAATGCCTATAAAGCAGAAAAAACAGATCCAGATTTGATAACTGCTTTAAAGAAAGAATATAAAATTAATAATCGAGAAGCTGAACGTTATAATGAATTACTAAATGATGCACAACGTAAATTTCTTCTTGATAAATGGGCAGATTACATTAAATACGTAAAAAGCAGCATATAATTGCTGCTTTTCTTTTTTATATAAAAGTTAATTAACCATTCAATGAATTATAGAATACCATGATTGCTGCAGCCAACTGTAATACACCATAGTCACGGCTAGTATAATTCTTAATATACTTATTGAATGCCTTTGGTGAGCACTTGCCACTATCATTCACGATAGATTCTGGTCTATCAATAGAACCATCCTTAGATTCAACTGTTTTAAGAATCTGTTCACAAGCACCATGAATAGTCTTTTCCCAAGACTGAACCTGTTCGATTGCATCATCCATTCTATTTGTCTGGTCGAAATTATCAGCAAATGCGTCTTTAATTGTAGTAATCAAAGCGTCTGCAATTTCCACTTGCGGCTTAATTGCATCACGAATTTCCTGACGAATATTCTTTTCGACTGGCTTTTCATCAAAATTTGTGTCTAAATCTGTATCTTCAACTACAATTTTGTAGTCCTTATTCATTCCAGCTACAGATTCTACGAGTTTAATGTAATCTTCTTGTGTCATAGTTAATTTCCTTTTATATATTTATAAATTTCATTCATCAACATATCTGGTGATATTTCTGGAATTATTACAGAATCATTTTTTGTTGGATTTTCTTGACTGAGGTCAGTATTATGTTGTGTAGCATCCTGTTTTCCAACATTTCCATTATGCTCAGTATCATCTTGTTTTAATGTATCACCCTTGATTTTTTTAGCTATTGTATGAGCAATACCCCAAATAGCACCAAGGAATAAATAACAGTCTCTGTCTTTACCTTTTAAATCCTTTCCCTTACTACCATATTGAATAACTCCAACTAATTTTTCACAACCATTCTTTACCAAAGTTTTACCAACTTCATTATATTCCTCATTTTCAACATCATCTGGGAATATTACGTGGTTTGCTAAATTTAATAAACCAGTTGAATTCGTTCCAGTTCTAGTTCCAATAATTCTTTCAGCTAAACGGGTTTCAATATCGTTGAATGTTTTTGGATTTCTAATATCGTAAACATCAGCCTTATAATCTGCTGGCAACATTGCATTATTTAAATCCAATGTTTCAGATTTAACACTGTTTATGAATCCTTGTGGGCTTCTATCCTGTGCAACAACACCTTTCTTATTATCGGCTTCAACAAGCATTGGATGAGAATTTAAATTAATAGATTCTTTCTTCTGAGCTAAGTTATTAAGAATCTTTGCAATTTCCTTAGTCAAAGAAATAACAGCCCATGTCTTAGTTAAGAATGTATAACCATTCATTTTCTTTATTTCTGAATCTATATAATCATGTGCTTTACCATTTGGATAGATTTCAAATAAGTAATCTCTTATTTCTGCACCACTCTTATCTAATTCTTGTTTTAACTTTTCATAAGTCTCTAACCAACTATCATTTTCTGCATGCTGATAAATTGGATTAAGTTGCTTAACAACATTTTTCATAATGTTGCTGTTTTCATCAATAAGTTTAATAAGATTGTCACGGTGTTCAGCTGGAGTTTTACCTTTCTTTTCGTCTTTCTTTTCTCCTTCTTCACCACCTTCTTTCTTAAATTCGACAATTTCGATCGCAGCCTGTTTAGACTTCATCTCATTCATATCGACTTTTGATAATGCAACAACACCGTCTTTAATTGGCTTAATATCAAAATTCTGTAAAGAATCAAACAACTTCTTGAAGATATTTACAATACGTGTAGTTTCTTCCTTAGGATTCTTTGCTTCAGCAAGTTCCTTAAACTGACTAATATTCACTTGAATAGAACTGTTATT